TGCCCAGAGAGCATCATCCAAACCATTTGTTTTGAGGATGGCAAGCAGGTTGATCGGCTTGTTGTCGCCGTACTTCGGCCCCAGTGCCTTCCGCAGGAACGTGTATCGCGGAGTGCAGGCGTGAGCATTGCGCAGCAGACGCAGGGTGGTGGTGAGGATTATTGCTTCCGGCTTCTTCTTCATTGTGTCCCTTTCCTTTCATACTGTTACGCGGAGATGGCCCTGGGGGTTGAGTCCGCGTGTGGGGTTAGCCGTCGCCGTAGCCGTCGCGGGAGCCGTAGCCGTCGCCGGAGCCGTAGCCGGAGCCGGAGTCGTAGCCGTAGCCGTCGCCGGAGCCGGAGCCGGAGTCGGAGTCGTAGCCGTAGCCGTAGCCGGAGTCGTAGCCGTCGCCGGAGCCGGAGCCGGAGTCGTAGCCGTAGCCGTAGCCGGGGCCGGAGTCGTAGCCGGAGCCGTAGCCGGAGCCGTCGCCGGAGCCGGAGCCGTAGCCGGAGCCGTCGCCGTAGCCGTCGCCGTAGCCGGAGCCGGAGCCGGAGCCGGAGCCGTCGCCTAGTTTTGCCATATAGGAACGGCTTTGATGCTGGACTCGCCTTCCGGCGTTACATCGAGGATTTCGATCACTTGCAACAGTTCAACTCTCGGCACGGCCACCGGGAATTTGCAGTCTTTTGGCTTGGACGTACCCGACACTGCGAGTGTGGAGAGCGATGCCGCGCCGGCCCAGAACCACAGCCGCCGCGCATTTGTCAGCACAACTTCCTGACCCACTCTCGATTCAAGGTTTCCGGCGAATACTCCCGCCGAATGAGTACGCGCGATCACGTACTTGGCTGCTTTCTTTTTGGCCATACTGTCTCCTCTCAGGTTGCGCTCTTGCCATCCTTTCGGACTGTGCGCCGTTCCTGTTTGCCCGCTAACCATACGGGCCGGTCTTGCTATGCGTAGATGTTGGTCTTCTGGCGCGACTTCCGTTCCTTGTCCATTGCAGCCCACCGTGCCTGCTTCTGCGGGTTGGTGTGGCGATTCTGTCGTTTGGCTGCTGCGCGAGTGCCGAGACGTTTCCGGGCTGCTTTACCTGTGCTGATTGCCATGATGTCAACTCTTCAATTCTGCCACTGCGGTGGCCGGTTGTGCATCTCCTGAGTTGCTGTTGCATTGTGTGGAGGGAGAGCTAGGCGGAGAAACCGTGCTCGAGAGAGTCTTGGATGTATGTGAATCCCGTATCGCAACCGGGCCATTCATCGGCGTTATAGATTGGCAACGCCTCAGATTCATCGAACGCTTGCGCTGTATCTTCCCCGCTGAATCGGATCGCTCCATCTCGCAATAGGGCTTGCAGCACTTCCGGCGTCACTTCGGCATCATTCCAATCGCCGTCGCAATGAATTGCTATCGTCATTTTCGTTTCCTTTCCTCATTTGGGGGTTTGTAGGTTTTCGAGCGCCCTCGATGCGTAACCCATGCCCAGCCACCACCACGGCAAACTGTTAGGCTGCTACTGCATCTAAATACGCCTGTGCTGCCTGTCGTGCTGCTTTGGAGTAGCCACAGCAAAGCAAGCGGCCTCGTGCGTCGAAGTCAATGAGAGTAAACATCCTGCCCTCATCCGCCGCCCGGTTCAATTCGATAGCAAGCGCCGTCCAATCCATCCCGACTTGCTCCCAGTTCGCGCCGTACATTGTGATTGTCATCTCTTCACCTCTGCAACAAAAGGGATTTATATACATTAGTCCCTTTTCCTATTTTTCATGCAAATGCCTCGCAGCTTTCGGAGCATCCCGCGTCCTCTTCATCATCCGGCATCGGCGGCAGGATCATCAACTTGGACATGGCAACTATGTCCTGCGCCGAGCGGTGGCCGCGATAGAATGTTCTAGGAGTGCCGTCTACGTTATGCCCAGCAAGTCCATACCGCTGCTCCATGTCATCCCACCAATTGAAGGTTCCGGGTGCCTCCTGCGCGATCCTGACCAACTTTGGGAGGTGCTTCTTGTGGCATCCGTCACAGTTGCCTTGGTGGTCTTTGAGACCCAGATCGAACGGCTGCTCTTTCCACCAATCAAGAATCTCCGGCTTGGTGGTCGGCCAAACCGTTGCCAAGGGTCGAATGACACCCGGCTTTTGCGAAACCAACCGCTTCGGTTCGTCTACTCGGATTCCCTGAGCGCAAAGGTAGTCTTCCCATCCAATGCTCTGCATGTAGCTTCGGATGGCGTTGGCCTTGAGTTCCCTAGTGCAATGCAAGTAGTTCATGTTCGGGATGCCGTAGACCTTGATAACATCTTCAAAAGGCTCGCCGTGCCGGGATGCTGTCTCAAAGTTCACTATCTTGTGGGTGGAAGCAACCCGATATTCGGGATGGGATACGGCCTCTACCCACACAACACCCAAGCCCCAGTCATCATCGCACCGCTGGACGAAGCGAAGCGTCTCTTCTCGCTCTTTCCCTGTATTGGCAAAAACAAAGGCGAGTTCGTGAGTGTCCTTCCACTCTTGAAGAATTTTCCACGCCATATAAGCAGAGGATCGTCCACCGGAGAAGCTAACCAGCAGTTTTTGCATCGCGCTTCGCCTTTCTCACACGTTTCTTCGCAGCCTGAGACTTCGGTTTGGGACTCATGTATGTAATTCCCCAACAAAACCATTTTGGAAGCCTCTTACCGTGTCTCTGTCGCCGGCATCGTTCGACGAGATCAATACTGGAACCGCGCCGCGTTAGATGTTGGTCTGTATAGTGAATATCCTCAATCATCATCGTTTCCTTTCCTCATTTGGTGCTTCGTGAGTCCAGACCTGGACGGGCTAGGAGTTGCGGATGTCTTCCATCACGTCTTCGATCTTCTCCCATGCTGCATACATTGTTTCGTTCGCGCCGTGAAAGTCGTGCAGACCTTCAAGCCGCTCGATTGCGTTGAACAGGAGCACGGCCTGATCGCTAGAAATCCACTGATTACCTCTGCTGTCCTTTGCCATTTTCTTGCCTCCTGTGCTACTCTGTTAGGCTGCTACTGCTGTTTTCCACAAGTCCAGGTCTGGATGGCTAGGCGCGGCAAGCATCCAATCCCTTTTGAGCTTTACGCTTGTCTTCCGGGTCCAGCGCGTTATTGAGGATGTACTCGTAGACAGATCGCGCATCCTGGGTCCGGCCTTCGCGTCGAAGCTGGCGGGCGTTCTTGAATGAGCGCGGGAATGCAGACCATCCCTTTGCCATCGGCTTGAATATGCTTTGAAGTGTACCCGCAACATTCGTCATGCTCACCTTCTCCATCGCTTCCCGCTCCATCTTCCTCAACTGCGCTTCCCGCTCCTGCGCTGCTATGTCTGTCATTTTCTTGCCTCTCTGTGCTACTCCGTTAGGCTGCTAGAAACGCGTCAAACTTGCGCCGCAATTCCATCGTGTCGGCAGCGAAGAGCGTGGTGCCTCCTACACGGATCACATAGGGCTGTTTCAGCCGCTCGAAATACTGCGCATACATCTCAAAATAATCCGTGCGCCCGTCTTCATCCATCATTTGTACGGTTATTCGAGCCTTTCCTAGCTGTGTCATCTCTTCACCTCATGCAACAAAACCGTTAGGCTGCTAGCTCCAAAGTTTGGGAATTACGTACTTTAGTCCCTGACTATTTGTTTTCATCAACTTTCGCCTTGGCCTTTTTCTTGCGCTCCCGAGGCGGTTTGGCCTTCGATTCAGGCCGGGTTACCTACCGGCCCTCGCTACCACGCGAGAGGCACCGCTTACCCTTGGAGGGGCGCGGCGGAGCTTATAGGATGATGTGGCCAGTGCGGATAACGCGGGTCGGCAAACCGTCCTCAATCTCGTGCCGTACCTTGTCCTCGTTGGTCACATAATTGTCGTTGTACATCTCGTCAGGGAGGCCGGTGATGCCCAGTGTGTCGAGTTGCTCATTGGTGACCAACTCACGCCGTCCGCTAACTCCGCCCTGCTCGATCATCCCGTAGCAGGTATTGGTGGTCTCAACGATCCATCCCTTTGCGCCGATTGTTATTGTCATTTTGTAGCTCCAATGTGGCTGGTTGCCACTTGATTACAAAACCAGATTAGTAGCAACCTTGCGCAATGTCAAGCAATATCGTACAACATAACGCAATATGTAATAACCAAAGAGTAAACAGTGCGCTATGCCGTTGATACTGCGTCCAGACCTGGACTTGCGCTTAGGATACAATTCAGCAATGGGCAACAAACTCCCAAACCGGCAAGCTCGATTCGTGGCTGAGTATTTGATTGACCTCAACGCGACAAAGGCCGCTATTCGTGCGGGATACAGCAAGAAGACTGCATACTCGCAGGGGCAGCGTCTGTTGAAGAATGTTGAGATAGCTTCCCAAGTTGCTGATAAGACGGGGAAACGGCTCGACCGGCTCGAAATCAGCGCAGACCGAGTATTGCAGGAACTGGCAAAGTTGGCGTTCTACGATCCGGGCGCATTGCTTGAATCTGATGGCAGTATGAAACAGATCAGAGAGATTGACGATCTGACGCGGATGGCTGTGGCAGGGCTTGAAGTCACTGAATTGTTTGAGGGAGCGGGAGACGAAAAGCACGCTTACGGGCTGTGTAAGAAGATCAAGCTGGCCGACAAAGGGCAGAACCTCGAACGGCTGGGGCGGTATTTCAAGCTGTTTACGGAGAAAAGTGAGATCAGCGGGCCGGACGGTGGGCCTCTTGAGGTTAGTTTGGCTGCAAGCATCTCGCAGGCCCGCAAGCGCGTGGGGATTGAGTGAGTGTACTATTAGTGCATGAGCGTACTAATGGTGCAAGCGTGGCGTTGCGATAGATGTGGGCATGTATGGCTGGCCGACTCCAAGCCTAAGAGATGCGCGAAATGTAAGAAGATCACTTGGGATAAAGATGGGGCGGTAGCTCAGATGGCAGAGCCGTCGGTCGTGGTTGCGAAATCCGATGTGAGGGTTGGTTCGATTCCAGCCCGCTCCACCAAACCTGCGTACTACGTTCCCGCAAGGTTCCGTAAATGAGTGAGCAACTTCTACGCACGGACATAGGGCGATTCTGCCGCGACCCGCTCGGCTACGCGATGTATGCTTTTCCGTGGCAAGAGCAGGGCGAGCTTGCCGACTCATCTGGCCCGCGCCAGTGGCAGCGTGACGTGCTGGCGGAGATTGGCGCACACCTTCAGTCTGATTCCTGGGCAACGCCCTTGCAGCTAGCGATTGCGTCTGGGCATGGCATCGGCAAGACTGCGTTGATAGCGATGGTGTGTAAATGGGCGGTAGACACCTGCGAGGATTGCCGCGTGGTGGTCACGGCTAACACAGAGAGCCAGTTGCAGACTAAGACCTGGCCGGAGGTTTGCAAGTGGTTCGGGATGTCGATAACGACGCACTGGTTCAACGTGGGAGCGACGACGATCAGCGTCAAAGACAAAGAGCATGAACGGCTGTGGCGGATCGACCGCATTGCGTGGTCTGAGAACAACACGGAAGCATTCGCGGGGCTGCACAACAGGGGCAAGCGCATCTTGGTCGTATACGATGAGGCGTCGGCCATCTCGGACAAGATATGGGAGGTCACAGAGGGCGCACTGACTGACGAGAACACTGAAATCATTTGGCTGGCGTTCGGCAATCCTACTAAGAACACGGGGCGATTCAGGGAATGCTTTGGACGATACAAGCATCGCTGGGAGACACGGCATATTGATTCACGGGGAATCGAAGGCACGAACAAAGAACAGTTAGACAAATGGGTTGCAGATTATGGCGAAGACTCTGATTTTGTTAGGGTTAGAGTCAAGGGAGAGTTCCCACGCGCTGGGGGGAATCAGTTTATCCCCGCTGATATTGTGTCTGTGGCCCGCAAGCGTATGTTGCCGGTTGAGACTTATGAGCGGATGCCAAAGATCATCTCGTGTGATGTGGCGCGGTTTGGGGATGACAGAACGATCATCGGGCTGCGCCAGGGGTTGCGATGGCAGACTCTCGCTAAGTTGCGCGGCCAGGATGCAGTCAACGTGGCTGGTCACATCCAAGAGCAGATCGTGTTACACAAGGCTCGCATGGTGGTGATTGACGGCGACGGAAACGGTGGGCCTGTCGTGGACATCCTGCGAAAGAACATGGTCGAGTGGGTAAAGCAACCCGAACACCGACTTGTGGAGTTTCATGGAGGCGCAAGACCTGCCGACCCTGATATGTATTTCAATCGCAGGGCTGAGGTTTGGGGATTGATGAAGGGATGGCTGAATGGCGGAGGGGATATTCCCGACGACCCTGAGCTTGAGATGGATTTGACAACGCCGGAGTACGGATTCAGCGGCAAGAATCAGATTCAGCTTGAGAAGAAGGATGATATGAAGAAGCGCGGGATGTCGTCACCGGACGATGGAGACTGTTTGGCAATGTCGTTCGCGTTCAATGCCCCGGCGAAGACGCATCGTGAGAATGTTGAGGAAGAATTGGCAGCGACTCCCGATCCGATGGCGAACTACCTGATACAATTGCGGGAGCATGCAATGCAGGAGAAGCAGGCAGACGGGGGAGAGTGGTGGAAATGATCCAACGATGGAAGGCTGAGTTCCGCATGTGGCTGGTAGACTTGGTACGCGATGCCGTGCGAATCGAGTTGCTGGAATACACCTACGTCAGAACCAATCCGCCTGTAGCCGTGAAGCCAAAACCTCCAGTTGTGCCAGCCGTGACCGAGCCATCGTTTGAACAGATGCAGGCACAGGCAATCGAAGCACAAACGAAGTTCTACGCGCCAAAAGAATAGCGTGGTACGATAATCCCGATGGCCACTGAATCAACAGACGAGACGGAAGAAGTAGGCGAAGCGGTAGAACTCAAGCCGATGGACACGTCCAAGCTCAACCTGGGGATGTATGCTCCGTTTGAGATGTCGCCAGAGGATATGTATGGCCCCGATGAACTGGGAGTCGATACTGTCAAAGCGATACGCGAGATGATTGACGGCGCGGGAAAGTATGAGGACGCTGCCCGCATCTGGGAAGTGATACAAGCGGCTGAGGCGCGGCTGTTTGACCGTGGATACCAGTGGCTTACGAACGCGAAGTCTGGCGGATCGTGGGTGATTGCCGGAACGGGTGGCAATGCTGGTCTGGGTGCGGGCGCGGTCACGCAGCAAGATCGTGGGCGCATGTGGTCAATCAACATTTATGGCGCACGAAAGGACAAGATTGTCTCGGCTTTGACGGTGAAAGACCCGGAGCCTGAGTTTTTCCCAAAGTTACCTGAGTCTGCGATTGACCAGCAATACGCTGAGGAAGCAGAACAGTATAAGCACCTATGGAAGCAGGCGACGAACGTCCGCAAGATGTGTGTGAAGGTGGGGGGACTGTTCTACACCGATGATCGCGTTGCTCTGATTACCGAGACGATTGCCGATGCGCAGCGGTTCGACATGGACGGCAAGAAGCCGGGGATGCAGGAGGTCACACGGGCATACGGGAAGCTGGAGTTCCGAGTTCCGATGTCGATTGATGAGGATGATCCACTGCCGTGGTGCTGCCGCGAGCGGGAGATTGATCTGGCAACGTCGAAAGAGAAGTATTCGTGGATTGCCAG